GCCAAAAACTGCTCTGTGTGTAATGTCCCTCCCCGTGGACGGACTTGCACTTGAGCTTCGCTTCTTCGATGATAGCCTTTATCTTGTCGTTCATGTCTTCACAGCATTGCAGTCGAACCTTGGCGACTGAATCGAGGATTTCTTTTGAATGGTGGAGGTAGACGGATTTGAACCGACGGCATTCTGCTTGCAAAGCAGACACTCTACCAACTGAGTTATACCCCCTTGTGATGAAAATCGAATGGAGCGGACGAAGGGAATCGAACCCTCAACATTCAGCTTGGAAGGCTGACACTCTGCCGATTGAGTTACGACCGCTTGTTGTTTTTGGTAGGTGAGGACGGACTCGAACCGCCGACCCGCTCCGTGTAAAGGAGCCGCTCTAACCAACTGAGCTACTCGCCCACTGAAAATCCATTGTCATGAAATCGCTTGTGGTGGACTCGGCGGGACTTGAACCCACGACTTGCTGATTATGAGTCAGCGGCTCTGACCGTCTGAGCTACGAGTCCGTTGGTGGGCAATGTGGGACTCGAACCCACACGCATTTCTGCACCGCCATCTAGCGACGGTGTGTCTGCCATTTCACCAATTGCCCGTTGGCGGAAGAGAGAGGATTTGAACCTCTGAGACGCTTGCGCGTCTAGCGAGTTAGCAACCCGCCGCATTCAGCCACTCTGCCACTCCTCCTCATCCTATCAAATCGCAAATTGGCGAGAACGGCTGGAATCGAACCAGCGTTTGGAGCCTCGACTCGTGCCTCAACCACGAACAAGGCAGGAAGAACCTCTGTCCCTTCATCGCGCATACGTCTAAGCGCAACTTATTCCCACGTCCTCATGTTTTGAGTTTGGCGGAGGGTGAGGGATTTGAACCCCCGTAGGACTTGCGCCCTAAACGGTTTTCAAGACCGCCGCGTTCAACCACTCTGCCAACCCTCCTCGTTTCATATCTTTGAAATTGTGTCGGTAGCGGGGTCTGTCCGTACCCCGCCACCATTGTGACGCGCTCCAAGCGCGTCGCCGCATTACTTGCGGTTCTGCATCAGCCAATTGTAGGCGTTCACGTCGAACGTCATGCCGCGTTCGCCGCAGTCAACGCACGTATCAACATTGACGGGCTTGAACACCGTGAGGAATCCACCCGTGAATCCGTTGATTGCCGCCGAGACGAGTTCCTTGTACTGCTTCGCGTTCGGGTAACGAACCTCGAAGATGTAGTCAAGTCCCTGACATGCGAGTGAGAACACCGTGAGAACCATCTTGCCCTGTGCCTCGTTGAGCTTTTCAGCCTTGATGAGGTCGGCAACGTGCTTCTCAGCCTTCTCCATCCATGCGACTTGGAACGTCTCGTTCGTTTCGGGGACGCACGTCTGCACGATGCCCATGATTTCGCACGTGGCATTGCGCGTAGCGTCGTCAATCTTGGTCTGGTTGGCGACCATTCCCGTTGAAACGCCGATGGCGTACGTCGTGGTGTACATCACGTCGTTCGACGGAAGGGACTTGCAACCGACACACGTGATTCCGAGCGCAACGCACAGAACCACAAACATCTTTGTGATAGCCTTTTTCATTTGGAATTTTCCTTGATTGAGTTTTTTTACCGGACAGATGGAGGCTCGCTCCTTGGTCATCCGCTCGCTACCCACCACTACAGCGATTTCAACCCTCTCACATAGCTGAGATTCGTACTCTCGTTTCGTGCCTTAGCCTCGTCCGATGCGGAGTGAGCCATTCAGAACGTTGATTGTGCGGGTACACCCACCCTTTGAAAAAGGCAACGTACAACAGAAAATCTTCAGAAGCTGTTGGAGCTGAGTAAGGGACTCGAACCCCTGGTAATTCCTCATTACAAATGAGGCGCAGTCGCCACTGTGCCAACTCAGCTTTGGTAGGAGAGGAGGGAATCGAACCCACGACCCAGAGATTAAGAGTCTCTTGCTCTGCCAACTGAGCTACTCTCCCAAATTGAGTGGCTGAACAGCTTTGCAAGGCGCATTGCCTAACTCGCGTGGTGTCTCCACCATACTTCCATGATTCGTTGCGCACTAGTTATCGCAGTCCTCACTTCTCGACGAACGCCGAACCGTCTCCACTCAAATTCGCTATAACGGAAGTGGCGGGGCAAGCGGGACTCGAACCCACCACCCACGGATTAGAAGTCCGTTGCTCTATCCACATGAGCTATTGCCCCTTCCGTATCTTCAAGATGGTCTCGTGAGTAGCGGAGTTTCACCGTTCGCCCAAATGCCGCAATTGTGTTTATGGTTCAGCCCGAAGGTCGTACTTCCTTCGGTTGATGCCTCGCCAACGGACTCCGAGTGTACAGCTCAGATTTGCGGAGTTATCACGAGTTGAAATCGAAACAAGTGGACGCTCTACCAACTGAGCTACACCCGCCCATATCCGCTCTAGAAACGAATACTTTAACTGTGGCAAGTGAGGAGAATCGAACTCCCGACCTTCCCCAAAATTGAAATCCTCTGTTGCCAAAATTGGATGCGGAGGTGGGACTCGAACCCACAACCCCCAGGGTATGAACCTAGTGAGCTACCAATTGCTCTACCCCGCATTATTGGCTGTGAAGGAGGGACTCGAACCCCCAGTTGCTTTCGCCATAGATTAACAGTCTACTGCCTTACCATTCGGCTCACTTCACATTGATGGCGACCCCAGCGGGACTCGAACCCACATAAACGGGCTGAAAACCCGCTGAACTGACCATTATTCGATGAGGTCATTTGCTTGCACGACCTCCGCCTCCTATCTGCAAAACGGAGCCGTGCAAGACTTCTACTTTCTCTTGTACCCTATCTTCTGCTTTCTACCTTTGGTTGTCCCGCCTGGGTTTGAACCAGGACTAAGGGTATCAAAAACCCCTGTGCGGCCACTACACCACGGGACATCCAAGAAATCCTCGATTCAGTTGTCAAAGAACTTTGCTCTCGTTCGATTTTCAGACTTCGCCTACACGTCTCCCGAAAACAGCGCGTATTATATCACAAATGGTTTCCACTTGTCAACGGACTTTGTGAAAAAGTTAGGGCGGCTTGGAATAACCATTGCCGCCCCTTCTTTTTTTCCGTTAAGCCAAGCCTTACTCGTCAACGCTGTTCTTGAGCAGAGTCTGAATCTGCTCGACCGTACAAACTCCCGCTTGCACGGCGTTGTTTGTAGCCGCAATGAAGAGCGGGTGAGAGTCCGTGATGAACATAGAGGCGTTCCACTCGTCCATGCAGTCCGCCGCCTCGAGCTGTTGCTTCACCGCGCTCCACTTGCCGACAGCCTTCAAGTTCGTTATGAGCTTGAGCTTCGAGTAGTGTACGGGGAAGATTGCCTCCAACTTCGTGACGCGGTTCTCGACCTCTCCCAACTTGTCGTTCATCTGCCGACCTTGGATTACGACTACTTGGTTCGTCGTCTGCCACATCTCGTCACCCTTGCGCCACGTTGCGACCACGTACTGCACGTTCGTGATGGTGATGATTTCCTGTGCGACTTGGCGCGTGTACGAGCGGTAGAACTCGTCTTGCTCCTTCGTGAGGAAGTGGCTGTCTCCGCTTGAAGAGCGACTGCGGCGGAAGTTCTGCGTTCCACGCGCTGAGACGCTTCCCCTGCGAGTGACAACCTTCGACAAGTCGTTCGTCCTCGCCTTCACGACACCCGTCACGGTGTTCGAGAACGTGTTGATGACGAATCCTGGCTTCGTACTCTTGTCGGGTTCTCCGACCCTTACGATTGCCGCATTGAGTACAGTGAAAGCCGTGATGACCGCGAGAGCGGCTACTGCGACTGCGTATCTTGCCTTGTCCTTCATTTTGGATTTTCCCTTCTTTGTTTTGACTGTCCGATTATTCGCTGACGACATCTTCGACGACGTTCGTAATCGGTGCTTCACCGACGAACGCACCGTGTCTGAAAGTCGCCACTACGTTTTCCTCGACGTTGCTTACCATCCCCGTGTAGGTAGGCTTGCCGTTGATGAACACGACCATAGAGCCGAACGAGAATCCGTTGTCACTTCCCCACTTGTCGTTCTTCGTGGTTCTGCACATCTCGTAGCGGAGTTCGACTGGTCTCGTAATCGTACAGCGGTGAACTCCGTGCCAAGTGTTGCTGTTGACAGTAAGCGTCTCTCCCGCCGCCTTCCAATCCCACCACTTGCACTTCACCGTAGTCGTTCCCGTAGACGTGATGTAGTCCACGTAGCGCACGGGTGCGAGAGAGAGTTCCGTGTTGTACCAAACGTACTGCGTGTCGGTCACTCCGTCCGTCGTCTCGTGTACGACGTATGCGGCGAGGTTGGAGACTTGCGTATCGGGGCGGAAGTACATGCTGATGTGCTGTGCCGACGCGGGTACTTGGTTCGTGTATTCGAGCAAGTAGTTGATGGCGTTCGTCATTCCAGATGATGCCGCCTCGCTAATCTGATGGAGATTCGCGATTGCGTTCGACTGCGCGATTGCGTCCGCGTACGACACAAGCGTATGGGAAGCGTCGATGATTTCATCGTCCTCAGTCGCCATGACGGGCTGTCTGAGCCACATCTTCTTCAGCTTCACGTCTGAGACGATGTAGTAGTTCGTAGCCGCCTCCGTGCCGAACATCGGCACATCCGCTCTGCTCGTAGCCTTTCCGCTCTCGCATCCGCTGAAAATCAGCACTGACGCGATAGCCGCCATTGCGGCGTAGGCTGTCTTCTTCATAATCTTCATTGCTCTGGCTCCTCTTCTTCGTCGCTCTGCGGGTCAATCTGCTCCGTGATGTCAACTGCGATTCGGTACTCCCAAGTCTCTCCTACCGTGAATCCCTCGTGGACTATGTTGGTCGTGGTAGTCTCTATGAGGTCTTGCCATTGTGCGTTGTAGGAATCGTAGAACGCGCCGTCCCTCACCGAGCGTAGCTTGCGAGCCTGCACCTTGAATATCGACTCGCCTATCGTGATGCGCTCGTCTGTCGTCGTCCAAGCTATCGTGACGCTCTGAGGTGTCACGTCGCATTGGGTGATTGTGATGCCCTCCTCCGCAACGATGACTGGACCTTTCTGCCCGTTGCAGTATGCGGGTGTGAAGAGAAGTATTCCGCAGATTGCGAGTGCCGCAGAAGTGGCGGCGAACCACGCCTTGCTCTCGAACTCGAGATTCGCAAAGCGTTCGCACAGACGTATCAGCTTTCTTGTCATTTCGATTCCCCCTTGGTGACGGCATCTCCTCCGTCACGCCTCTTGTAGTTGCTGCCGTCCAAAGGAACGAAGAAACACCCGAACACGACGACCGCGTAGACGAGGAATCCGAGCAAGTCGTGGCTCATCGGGTCGATGCTGTACCTCATGACTACGTAGCACCTTATGGCGTTGAACGCCAAGGTAAGAGGCAGAGCCAATGCGAACAGCTTCCAACATCCCTTGTGGCGGTAGATGAGCAGTCTCCACGTCGCCGTGAAGAGAAGGTAGAAGAGCAACATCTTCCCCGAACACTCGTCTGAAACTTCCCATAACTTACCGTCTATGACGAACTTCGTGTAGGGCAACCCCTCCCACATCTCGCTCGGCAACGCTCCTCGCATCACCCAAGCCGTCATGTTCGACAAGATGTAGTCTATCGCGCCCATTTAAGTCACTTCATTCGGAAGGCGGCACTTGCTCTACACCGACGAGGAACCCGCCTTCCCACGTCATGCTGTTCGTACCCCAACGGCGAGTACCAGTTATTCCGCCCTTCACGCCTCCTACGAGGTTGACAGCGGAGCCGTCTCCGTCCGGTTCGTCCGCGTCCATGTAGAGGACGAAGAACCCCGTGTCCTCTTGAGGAACCCAAATGCGAACCTTGTAGGAGTACGAGTAGGTCTTTCCGTTTTGAGTGATGACCTCTGACGCAATCTGTTCGGGAGGGTCGATGTTGCTCGAAGACATCTCCGCCATGTCGGACTTCTGAACGAGCGTCGATGAATAGAGGAATCCTGGTGCTACCGACTGAACGTCAAGCGTCGCCGCGTAGGTGATGTCAACGGCAAGCAGTCCTCCGTCGGAGATGATGTCGGGAAGTGTGATTCCCGTAATCACAACGTCGTCGTTCGGGGAGAACACCGTAATCGTACCGAACGAGTCGTTGAAACCTCTGCGGTAGACGATGAGCTGACTCGCCATGATTTCAGAAACAACGCCTTGCACGATGTTCGTTCCTTCGTTAGCGGCTTGTGCCGCCGCCTCTGCCGCCGCTTGGGCGAGAACGAGCATGGTCTCGTTGGTCGTCAGCTGTGCAGTCGTTGCAAGGACTCCTGGCACGTTGATGTTGCCGTTCTCGTCAACCATGACGACTCGGTTCGACACCGTATTGCCGACTTGCTCGTCGTCAGCGAACGCTGTTGAGAACGCAAGTGCCGATACTGCGAATGCAAGAAAGAATCTCTTCATTGCCGTCTCTCCGTTATTGTGCCGAAGGCTCCACATAGGGCATCGTGGCGACGTAGTAGAGCTGTCCGTTCACCATGATTGCCTCCCATACCACACCGAGCGTCTTGTCGTTGATGCGGTTAATCTTCGAGAGGAGGTTGGTCTTCACAACGTAGTCCTCCGCCTTGATGATGCGGACGATGTTGTTAGACGCGGCGTTCACCTTCACGTCGATTTTACGCTCGACCTTCGCCGTCTCGTTCGTGACGAAATCCTCTGTCGCCTGCATGATAGGTGCGGCGACAATCGCGAGGCATACGCAACTTGCGACTGCCGCTACGATTGTGATTGCTTTTGTCTTCATCGAGTTCATGACCTTTTTCCCTTCAGTTTACTTCTCGTACTTGCTCTTCTCTGGGTAGACTTGCGCGAAGAAGTTCTTCACCGCATGACCGTATAGCGACGTGTCTCCGATTGAGAAGCACTCCTTGTCACCGATGAGACGAATCAATCCGTCTACCGTCTTCTCAATCTCAATCTTCAAGTCCTTGCGCATGATTGGAGTAGGAGCGTTCGGCTTCGTCTGCCATGCGTTCATGATGAGCGAGGTAGGCTCCACGCCGTACTTCAGCTTATACGACTCGTGCAACAGCCACTCGTACTCCTTGATGATGTCGGCGTTCATGTGAGTGTTGCAGTGCTGAGAGTAGTTGCAAATCGGAAGACCGTGCTTCTCCAAGAGCAACCGCGTGTCAACGAGCGAGCGGTGATACTTGAAGTACGGGTCTGAGTAAGACACCTTCTTGCGGAGTTCGTCTGCCTTCTTGTAGACGGGGTAGTTGTCGAAGTCCGTCTCCCTCACGTAGAAGTGGTCGTCTGACGAATAGAGGAAGTCGCCGCTCACGAGACCTTCCTTCACGACAGTCTCGATGCACGTCAAGATGTTGCTGTGTTTGTACGGGTACTTGTCGAGGACTCTCAACTTGATTACCTCGTCAGAAAGGAACTCTGGCGGTCTTCCAGCCACGATGACCTTGCCGACATTGCGTCCGTACTTCTCGATTGAGCGGAGCGAGTTCCGCAGTTCGAGATTGTCGTCAATCGACCCGTTGCCTACTATGTAAACGATGTCCATCTATTATCGTTCCTTCACTGTCACCAATTTGCGTACTTGACTCTCCAATCCTTCAGAAAGCCGTCGTACTTGCCTTCGCAGTGTAAGCGTCCGCAGTTCGACTCGCCGTCACACGTCTGCTGAATGGCGACGTTCGGTGAAGCGCAGTAGAACCCGATGTCAGCTCCGATGTATTTCTTGTCCGTCCAATGGTCGCAGTTGCGCATGATTGGATTCGCGTACTTCTTGTTCACGGGACTCTCGTACATCAGAATGAACCGCTCCATAGCCTTGCGAGTCATCGCATAGCAAGCCGTGGACGCGCTCGCCGTGCATGTAGCCCAATGCTCGTTCACCGTCTTCACGTCTCCGCGAAGTCTGAAATGGTCGAACATCAGAACGTCCCAATCTGTAGGAACGTCTGCAAGGGACTTCGCAATCTCTTCCTTGTCCTTGAAGAAGCGAACGTCGTCCTCGATGATGAAGAGGCTGTTCTTTCCAAGCTCGTAGGCGGTCTTGATTGCGCGGTAGTGGTTCTTCGAGACGTTCCAACATCCCTTGTGGCTGTCGAAGAACGAGACGTGGTTGATGTGCCTCATCTCCCAATCGTCATAGGGGGTCGGGAACGACCAAAGCGTTTCATACCCCTTGATGCCTACGCGCTCAAGCTCGCGGACTACACGTGCTTGCCGCTCCATGTAGCCCGTGAAGCAGAGTAGGTACGTCTGCTCGAAGTCGAACCCGTTCACTTCTCAGCCCCCTCCTTCTTAGGCTCTTCCTTCTTCTGCTGTGGCTGTTGCTGTTGATTCTGCTGACCCTGCTCCTGACCTTCTTGCGGTTGCTGTCCTTGCGCCAACTCCTGCTGTTTGCGCATCATGTCAGCGTCGTAGTTCGCCTTCTTCATCGCGGCAAGGCACTCCTCGATGACTTGGCGGTTTGCCTTTACCTTCGGGTCGTCGAGCGTTGCAGTAGGCGGGTCTTGCTGTGGCTGTTGAGGCTGTGCGCCTCCCGCCGCGCCTTCGGCTCCTTCAGCACCCTCCGCTCCTGGTGCGCCGCCCATTCCGCCGCCCATGCTCATCTGCTGTTGCTTCGCTTGAAGCTCGGCTTGCTTCTCTGGGTCGTTGTACTCCTCAATCTTCTTGAGGATTTCGGGCATCTCCGTTGCAATCGCGGAGAACATCGGGAGGTTCGTCGAACGGAGCATCTGACGCGCCTCGCCTACGCTCACGCACTTGTTCGCGAGAAGGTTCGTCGCTCCTTGGATTGCCGTCGATGACATCTGTATAATCTCGTTGTTCTTCGGAACGTCAATCGGGTTCCACACGATTGCGAGTTCGATGTCCTTGCGGTCGGGGTAGAACGAGTGAATGTACAGCTCGTAGTGCCTCTTCAAGAGAGGCTCGTAGTCGTTCGTCTGAATGCCGATGAGACCTTGCGCGTAGTCGTCCCACTCGTAGTCACCCGTCGATTGCAGTCCCGTCGGTACGTTCTTCAACAGCTTCGTGACGGGAATCTGCGCGATGGACGCGGCGAGCTGATACTCGGTCATCGTCAGCGGCGCGAGGTCTGAGAGCGCGGTGTCGAGCTGTGTGACGTTCGACGACGGCTTCTTCACGAACACAGACCAGTTGTCACGGAAGTAATTGATTGCCTTGAAGAAGAGGTTCGCGTGACGCGGGTCTTGAATCATCTGCTCGAGGTTGCCGTCCGCGATGAGAAGACGCTTCGTCATGGCGAGCAGAGGAGCCTCGTTCGCGAGCTTGTCCGCGCACCACACGCGCTCGTAGAGCATCTGACAGAGCGAGAGTCCGCCGAAGTAGTACGTCGGCTTCAAGATGTCGGGTACTTCCGTATTCACAACCCTGATGTACCAAGAGCGGTGAATCTTCTTCATGTTCGTGCGCACCCACGTAGGCTCGTAGTAGTGAACCGACAGCGGGTCTTCGCACGACTCCTCGTCGAACTCGTTCGTGAGCCACACGGGGTCAACGACTGCAAAGCCCTCGTAGGAACCTGGCTCAATCATGCTGATGTCGTACTCGTCCTCGTAGCCGTAGGGCTTGCCTTCGCGGGTAGGAGACATCGCACCCTTCTTGAACTTGACGCGGGGGATTGCGACCGCAACGCCGAACACCTTCTTCTTGTAGTTCAGCTTGACGCAGACCTCGTTCATGCCGAGCTTGTCCGCTTCCTTCTTGATGTCGAATAGGAAACGCTCTTCTTGCGAGGCATGCTCCTCTCCGCTCTTGTGTTCTTCCGAAGCGCAAGCGACCTTGTAGCCGTGTGCAATCGCGTCCTCCGCTGGAATGGAGCAAGCGCGGTTGATGATTTCGTGAGTCGCCAAGAGGGCGCATCCGTTGTAGGTAATCCACTGACGGGACTGGAAGTGCTTCAAGATGCGCGGGTTGATTGGGTAGCGCATAACGGGGTCTCCCGTCATGTTCAGTCCGCTGTTCTCGATTGCCGCATGCTTGCCTTGTCCCCTCGGCTCGAATCCGCTCGGAGCGTAGCCTAGGTTCTTAGCGTTCTTGCCTACCGCGCCAGGAAGTCCAGTTCCCGCAGTCGAGCCGCTCGCTCCAACGGGTACGTCATGAACGCCGTTTCCGTCCGTAGCGTCAGCCGCAATCGCGTACTTCTGCTGTTCCGATTCAGTCGTCTCGTTGAACTTGTGGCGGCGCGGGAAAATCTCTTGAAGCAGTGCGTCCCTCGTCTCGTCGTCCATGTCTTCGAGATGGGAAACGAAGTCTGCCGCCATAGCTTGTGCGGCATCCTTCCAAGCCTTCTTGTCGGCGTAGAACTTGTTGAGTGCGGACGCTTCCTTCTTGCCCTTCGGCTTTGACTGTCCGCCTTCCGTCGTCTCAGCCGCGCTTCCGCGTCCGAGCAAACGACCTATCTTACCTTTGAGACTCATGGCTTTTTCCTTGTTGTGCTGTCATTGCTCCGCACCGTCCTCTTCTTCATCCGACTCTGCGGATTCGTCGGACTCGTACTCCTCCTCGTCACCACGTCCCTCTTCCCTGTCCCACGACGGAACGTAATCGTCGTCTACCCACGCGGTGTCTTCCTCGTCTTCCTCCTCCAAGCGTCTGCGACGCTGTGAGAAGTCGTATCTCTTCTTCCTCTTCTCCCTATCTTCAGCGAAGATGTCCTTCTTCTCTTTTCTCTTTCCGCTCATGTCCACCCCCGCAATCAAGCCGTATAGTTGTTCAGAACCGTGAACTGACTTCTGTCTATGAGTCCCGAAGCAACGAGAACCGCAAGACCGCCTTGGTACGCCTCCCTCGGTATTCTGTGCGTACGGTAAAGCATCTTCAAGTTGTTCACTTCCTTTGATGCGTCCTCCGCGAGCTGTAATCCGTCGTCCTCCGTCCCTCCGACAGCTCTTTCGTGCATCTCAGTGTAGAAATTTGGATTTTCCGACATTTTAGCCTACCTCTTCGACCCGTTGAGAATTGCCCCATAGTCAAAAGAAAGAGCGGTCTGACCGATGTGGTCAAACCGCCCTTCGTAAGCGAAGTCAGAACGCCTTTTTACTCGGCGTTCTCAGCCGTTTCCTCGGCTTGCTTCTCGTTCTCCAACTGCTCGACGGTCTTCGCATCGTTCGCGTCAACGTCGATAACGTCGTCGTTCTTCGTGTGAAGCATGTCCGTACCCTGGTTGTTGTACGTCTTGACGGTGTTGTCCGCGCTGACGACGGAAACGAAGTCGGACTTCATAGGCGCGAACTGCAGAGCCGCCTTGAGGACGGTCTTCTTAGCCATCGCGTTGAAGTCGGATTCCCACGGCCCAGAGAACTTGCCCGTCTTGGCGTTGTAGGACTTCGAGAACCGTTTCGCGTGTTCCATGACCTCCTCGTACCACATCCACTTGGAAATCTTCGCGTTGTTGCGCGTCGTGATGACGGCGTAGTACGCAACGGGATTCCCACGGTCGTAGCCGCGATAGGGCTTGTGGACGAGCTTCTGCTCGAGACCGAGTTCGTACTCGTAGTCGTCACGCTCGTAGACGACCTCGGCGCAGATTGACATGACCTCTCCCGAACGGTACGCGAGGTCGATGAGACCCTTGTAGCCGAGCTGGAACGAGACCTGGAGCTTCTTGACCCACTGACCGTTCACGTTCACGCTGTTGTTGAACGGAATGAGGTACGCCTGACCGAGCGGGGTGTTCGGCTCAACGCCGAGCTGTGCCGCCGTCATGACGGAGCCGAGGAGCGTTTCGGGAGACGTTACCGCCGCTTGCGCGAGCTTCGGATTGACCGACATAGCCGTCGTGACGAGACGCACGAAACGCTCAGGGGAGAGCGTGTGCGAAGGCATCGCACGGCTGATTTCGGACATCTTCTTCTCGAGAATCCCAGCCGCGTAGATTGCGGGTGCGGGACGCTTCGCCTGCGTGGTCACGGCTGTCGTAGCCGCTTTCGGCTTGGCGGCTTCGGTAGCCGCCGTCTTGAGTGCATTGTTATCCATTTTGGTTTTCCTTGTTCTGTTTGTTGTTGTTGTTTCTTTTCAGACTTTCGTCTTTCCTTTTTTGTTTTTTTCGCTTACTGCAAGATGCTTGTCAGTGCTTCGCCCTTTCACGCCTCTTCTTCGACTTGTCGGCGTACGAAGACACCTTTATTCCCATGTTAGATGCCGTATCGTATATCATCCCTTCGGGTATCGGAATCCCCTTCCTCGCGAACCATGACTCTACCGAATCCACACTCGCCATCTTCCTCGACGCTGACGGCTTGCACACGACCTTGTACTTCGGGAACAAGAAGCACTCCTTGTCCTTCATTATCCCCATAAGCATGCCATCTAGTCTCTTTTTCTCTTCCTTCAAGTCGTGAAGGCACTTGGCGACCTCGAAGTTCTGCTCGACGATTGGAAGTATCTTCTCCATCTCGTACTTTTCATTGAACTCCCCCGTGATGAGGTCTTGACCGTACTTCTCGCCGTCCGCGAACCTCACGCACGAGTCGGGCTTGTTTATCGGCTTCAGTCCGAGAATCGTCTTCATCGTCGAATCTGAGCCGTCAATCTCAGACATCGGCCATGCCTCGAAGTTCCCGCTCAGATAGTCCTTCACGCGGTCGATGAACTGCTTCGCGAGGAACTGACAAGCGTCGAGTTCTGCTTGGTCGATGTAGTAGCAAGCCTCAAGATAGTCGTAGTTGGAGTCCCACTCCTTGACCTCTTCCTCCGTCAGCGGTATCTCGTTGTCGAGCTTGTTCTTCAAGAATGCGTATCGGTCGTATTCCTCCTTCACCGTCGTCATTAGGAACACCTTGAAGTCCATTCCGAACACGAGCATAGCCAAGTACCAACGCTTCAGCTCAGTCACCTTCAGATAGCATGCGCACTGGTCGTAGTAGCCTTGCGGGAAGTCCCCCTTCGGGTACTTGCGCATCACCATGTCACGGCAAGTCTTGCATTCGAGACCAGAATCCTCGTCGTCGAGCTTACGGTCGATTGACGCTTTGAGATTCGGAGCGTCCGAGTTCGTGAAGATGCAGAGTTCGGGGTGAACCTTCTTGCCCGTCTTCCTCGTGAAACGCTGTGCGACGTACTCTTCGAGGTCGTGACCTTGAATGATTGCTTCCTTCTTTGAGATGTCCTTCGGCTGAACGAGTCCGACCTTCTCGCAGAACATCGAATA